TTTCTAAAGAAGCTCGTTTTATAGCCTTAGGGGATGATAATGTTTGGTCGGTTAGGGCTACACTAAAAGATTTAGTTATGCCTGGTAAAGTTGCTCAAGTTCTACGTGACTTGGGGTATTCCTATACTGCCGCTGACAAAACTCCTCTGGGTACTCAATTTCGTGATTTAAAATTTTGTACATTCCTCAAGAGGGGATTTTATGTAGCTGATAAAACAGTTCTAGCCCCTCTTGATATTGATACCATTAAGGAAATGCCATATTGGACTAAGAGAAATGCCCCTCCAGACAATGAATATGAAGTCTTAACTCAAGCTTTGTATGAGTTGTCTTTGCACTCACCGTCGTACTTTGATAAGTATGCACCTAAGTTTATAGATGCAAGTATTAAATTTTACGGCAAACCTCCGCCTTTTACCTCTCACAGATCTTGTAGAGCAAAAATACGGACCACTCCTGCTATGTACTAGCTGGAATGCCTGCGAAAATTGTATAGTTTCAATTTCAAAACAATCGTAGATCGGGCACATTAGGTGTGGGCTATTTAGCTTAGGGATGCACCGTGGCAGTCCCACAATATCCCTTAAATTGATAGCAGTGGAAATTGATTCATCTCCCACTGTGAATGTACTGAATCACTGAAAATAATAATACAAATAACGAATCTCCTGTAGAAAGGATGGGAAACCATGGTGGTGAACCTTCCTCAGAGATTACACAACAAATCACCACCACTTTCGTAGATGATGCTGAAGTAGTCAGAACCACTTTCCCTAAGGTTATGTCTGGGGTCAGTGGACTTTCAGTATCACCTGTGGATGAACCTAGCATTCGCTCATTTTTAGCAAAACCATATCTAGTTAATTCTTATTTATGGACAGCTTCAGATGTAATTAATGTTCCTATAATGACTTATACCACGGCTAATGCTGCAGGCGTTCCTGCCTGGCAAGCAAAGCTGTTAGGTTATAACTTGTTTCGGGGCACTTTTAAGGTTAAACTTGTCATTAATGCACAGCCTTTTCAGGCTGGGCGTTTATTAATGAGTGTTTTGCCTTTTGTGCAGGCAAGTCCACTATCTTACGAAGCAGCACACACTATTGATCTTACACAGCGAACTCAATCGCCTAATGTTGAGTTGGATTGTAGAGACACTAGTGCTGAGATTGAAATCCCTTGGGTAGGTCCTGACCCATGGATGAATGTCAATGCAGCAATTTTAGATTGGGGGAAAATTTATGTTACTCCTCTGTCGGTATTAGCGACAGGTACTTCAGGTTCTACTGGAGTAGAAGTACAGATGTTTATCTCAATCTTGAATGCTGAATTTGCTGCACCACTTGTTCCTCAGTCCGGAGATCGGCCTAAAAGGAGGACACAAAAACTTAGTAGCGAAGCAGAACAAGAAGCAATCTCTCAAGGCAAGCCTATTTCTACTGCTCTCAAGTATGCATCGAGAGCAGCCGAGGCAGTTGCTGGAGTACCACTTCTCTCTTCTATCGCAAGACCTGCTTCATGGGTTTTACGAGCTTCGTCAGATCTGGCCAGTAACTTTGGGTGGTCTAAACCCAATCTCACTACGCCAGCTCAGTTCATGGTT